ATAAAACATGTGATATTCTTTTCTGATTGAAGATTTTCCTTGATCCATTGAACCCAGAGAATTAGTATCCAATTCCTGCATTTTAGATACTGCGTCTTCAATCTTTCCACTCAAAGTTCCACTATAAGAAGTTTGCTCTCCAGTACTAGCATAAGGAACTTCACCTATAGGAAGGAGAGAAATTATAGATTCGTCAAAATTCCAAATCAAAACAGTTTTTATAGAAGGATCTTCATATTTTTGCAATACTTCTACTTTTTTTGCATTTGATTTCTGTTTAGATGCCAAATTCAAAACTTCAAAAATAAATGGATTTGTAGGTAAAACTTCAATTGTATTCGTGGATTTTAGTTTTGTTGTAGTCATAATTTTTTTTTAATGCAAGTCAGACTTATTATATCAGAATTTTTTTTATTTATCAATCTTCATCAAGATCTTCATCATAGTATTCATCTTCAAAAAATCCTTCTTCAAAACGAACAGCTAATACTTCATCAGGGATTATATTTCCGTTACTATCAAGAAATTCTGGATGAATATTTTGAATTCCATAAATTCTTTCTACTTGATATTGTTTAAATATCCACCCACCAATAAGACCAATGAAAAGGAACATTACGCAAAATAAAATTGAAAAAGTCAAAATGATTGATAGTTCCATTTTTTTCTCCAGAGAGTTTATTTTTTCCTAATATCAAAGTGAAAATCAATAAAGAAATGAAACTCTCTACGAAAAAGAGAGATCATTTTACCAAACTTCACTTGAAAAGTTTTTGGTTTTTCTGATCTTCTTCTCCTATTGCGTAATAATAGTTCAACACCCCGATTGATTTGGAGTTCATTTTTATTTAGTTTGCTTTTTTCTCCTTCCTGGCCTTTTGTCATGATTGTATCTCCAAGCATCTTCAAGAATACCATATAGGTAATTTCTTATTTTTCTCGCTTGTGGTTTTGGAATATGTCCATATCCCTCGCGAAGTTGTTTATGAATTTCATCTGATCCACCTTCAAGATAATCGTCCAAGTCCATTACAAGATTGTTAATTTCATTTGCAGTAGAACTTTCAATAAACTGTTCAACCTCCACTCTTTTTGTTCCACGAACTTTTAGATAGTCATAAAAACTTAAAACAAATTGCCCATTGAAAGCATAATCAATTGCTTTTTCTACGTCGTTACAAACTTCGTAAAGATTATTATCCATTAAACTAGTTTTTGCTCCTGTAGATATTGAACTGTATCAGAGCAACCACCAATGTGCTTATCATCAACGATTACTTGAGGAAATGTAGAACCATTTCCAAATTCTGCATAGAATTCTTCGCGAGTAAAATCATTATTCAATTTATAAACTACATGTTGTAGTTGTGCCAACTCTAGCACCTGTTGAACTTTTGTGCAATATGGGCAACCATCTTTTGAATAAACCGTAAACTTCATAATTCTTTATAAAACTGAAAGTTATTTAGCGTTAAATGGAACTCCTTGTCCTTCAGGTAACCATACTTGCTGCTGAAGTTCTATGGGTGGAAGTTCTTCTTTTGCAGCAGGCAATCCCTGTTGTCCAGGAAGTTGTTTATCTGTTGTTGATGTAACTGTAATTACTTGATCCATGATGAATTTTTGCTTTCGATAAATTCTTTTGTCTGGATCAAAACCAATCATTGCAAGTGCATCATTTTCTTCACCGCAATGAGCAATTACTCTACCTGTGGTTTTATCTATCACCACCCAATAATCATACATTCTTTTTCTTCTTATTGTTTTTTGTATTATAGGTTTCTTTTGCCGGTCTGTAAATGTTTGGCCAGGTATCTCTAATAATCGCTGCCAGTTTATATGGTGTTTCTGATGTAATCATTTCAAGATCTATTGGGAACATAATCCATATCTTCAAGGAGTGTGTCTAACATTTCTCCGTATTCTTTAAATCTTTTGTCTCCAGCAACAAAACATCTTTGGCGCATCCAAAGAGCATCTGCAAGAAGTTTAATTTGGTCTTCTGAAAGCGATAAGGTTTTCATAGTTTTAAGTCAACTTTCTTATGTATAAATGTCTCAATATCTAATATTTTTTCTTGGGCGATATGCATAAAGATTAGTTGGTTTTGGCGGTGCCATCCATTCTTCTATTATATCAAATTTATTCTCACAATAAAAATCCTGTTGAACATACCACAACTTCCAGTGTTCATGTCCCTTAGATTGATTACAAGATTTACAGCAACATACTACATTTCTTGTAATATCTAATCCACCTTTTGATTGTGGTATAACATGGTCCAAAGTCAAATCTTCTTCTGAACCACAATAAGCACATTTATGATCCCAACTTTCTTTTATTTGTTTTCTCCATAATCGTTTTGCTTCTGATTGACTTGTTGCGTGTAGATTGAACAAGTATTCTTGAGGCGACTGGAGAGGTCCCATAAGTGCTTGCGACTTATGAATATTTATTTTGTCAGTAATGATAGTGGTCCGTGAGCGATATAAGAGTCATAAACAAACCGAAGAGAATAAAGAATGTTAGGATTGGAAGCATTTTAGATTTTCTACGAGTGTTTGGAGTTCTTTTTTCTATTTCTTGCAGATTGACGCATTTTTTCTATGGTTTCTGGAGAATATTTTCTTCCTTCACAACCGTTAGATTTTCCCTTTTTGGAAGAACTTATTTTATCTTTAATTTCTTCACTATGAGATTTACCTTTCATATGACTTGATTTGCCAACTTTAGCATCTCTCATTTTTTGTTTTGACTCTTCAGTATGCTTTCTACCCACCCAATATGTTCTTTACTTCTTCGGGTCTAGGTCTTCCTTTTAGAGCATTACTTCTCTTCAGTTTTGTTTCTTCTGTTTGCAAAACACCAGAAGAACCATCACCACCATCAGTTCTATTATGAAGAATACCTGTCCCTAAATCTTTTCTACCAAATATAGCAATCATATACTTTTCGTGATTAAATGCATCTCCTTCACTTAAGTTTTGCTTGAGAAGTATTATTTTACTCTTATCTCTAGGAGGTCTTATATCATTCTTTGATTTCTTATATACTCGGTCTCCCTTACCTTTACCAATATAATAGGGAGTTTTATCCTCACGCAAATATGCGTAAGTGTAAAAAATGTTATTCATACTACTCTAACGGTGACATTAATATTTATACAAAAAATGGAAGGTTTCCCTTCCATTTTACCTAATGTGTCACCGTTAGGCAACTCTATTTATAGAGCATTACCTCGTGGCAATACCTCATCAGGTAGCACCAGGTTCATTTGTGGTTGGTCCACACTAAACATCCAGGCACGAATTCCTTCTGATAAAAGTTGATTTTTTGTGTAGAAAGTTTCATACGAAGGATCTTCAGCTGCTCGAATTTCCTGACTTACAAAATCATATGCTCTAAAGTTCAAAGCAAGTCCAATCATACCAATAGATGCCATCCAAAGTCCTGTTACAGGAACAAAAAGCATTAGGAAGTGTAGAAACCTTTTATTACTAAAAGCAATGCCAAAAATTTGAGACCAATAACGATTAGCAGTTACCATAGAATAAGTTTCTTCTTCTTGTGTTGGTTCAAATGCCTTAAAGGTATTTGCTTTATCACCATCCTGATAAAGAGTATTTTCTACAGTAGCACCATGAATAGCGCAAAGCAAAGCACCACCAAGAATACCTGCTACACCCATCATATGAAACGGATTTAGTAGATAATTATGAAATCCTTGAATAAACAACAAGAACCTGAAGATTGCAGCAACACCAAATGAAGGTGCAAAGAACCAACTGGATTGACCCAGTGGATACATCAAGAATACAGAAACGAATACTGCGATAGGACCAGAGAATGCGATTGCATTATAAGGTCTGATACCTACCAGTCTGGCAATCTCAAACTGACGTAACATGAATCCAATCAGAGCGAAAGATCCGTGGAGCGCCACAAAAGTCCAGAGTCCCCCAAGTTGGCACCACCTGATGAAATCCCCTTGAGACTCAGGACCCCAAAGTAGAAGAAGAGAATGACCCATAGAATCTGCAGGCGTTGACACAGCAGCCGTAAGGAAATTAGCGCCTTCAAGGTAACTAGACGCCAACCCGTGGGTGTACCAGCTAGTAACAAACGTTGTGCCAGTAAGCCAGCCACCAAGGGCAAGATAAGCAGTGGGAAAAAGTAGTAGTCCAGACCAACCCACAAATACAAAGCGATCTCGTTTAAGCCAGTCATCCAGGACATCAAACCATCCTCGTTGTTGAATTGGTTGTGAAAGTGTAGAAGAAGTCATAACCTCCTATGTATTTCTCATATTTATCTTAAC